CGTTCCCCGTGTGGAGCGAGATGTGCCAGTTCCCGACCGTGGCGGACGGTTGCAAGCCGGCCGCGTCCCCGACGTTCGGGAGCGCGTCGTTCGTGAACAAGTGGTCGAGGTTGTCGTCTTCAAATAGGTCGGTTGCGCCTGTCATGTCGACACCTCGGCGTCGTCGGGTCCGGCCGCCGTGGTGGCGATCTGCCCGGTGAATACTGCGACGGCTCCGACGTCCTCGGCGGATGCTTTCGCCTCGGTCTTGCTGATTGCGTCACGCAATGCTTTCCTCTCGGCCCCTTGTGTTGCTGCGACCGCGCGTTCGTGCGGGGTCGAGGCGTAGAGCGCGGGATAATCGTCCCGACCCTTCGCGGCTAATCGTGCAAGGTGCGCCTCTTTGCGCTTCTCCCTCGCGGCTGGTGACATTCTCATGACGTTTTGCTCCTTCGGGTTGCGGGCGAAATATAACACGCGACTCCGATCGAGTCGCGGGCGGTAAATTGTGGGCGGGAGTGGGTCTTCATTATGCGAAGGTTCCCGTCCCGATGAGGATCCGCTGGCTCTTCGGTCCCTTGAAGAAGACCTGGAGGGATCCCGTCACGGCGGCGGCGCCGCGGGTGATCGTCAAGGTCCGGCTCTCGATGAAGAGGGCGCGGATCGTTGTGAGCTCGGCCAGGTCTTCGGCGTTGCGGGCCTGGGCGGTCCCGTCCGAGAAGAGCGTGTCGCCGGCGGCGATCGCTCCGGAGGCTCCCGTGACCTGGGCCTGGATGCGGATGCTCGCCGGCAAGACGAGCGGGTTCGGGAAGGCGGCGGACGCTCCGGCCGAGCCGAAGTCGTGAGGCGTGGCGAAGAACCCCGCGATGTCGAAGTCCTTCTGGTTCTGTTTAGTCCGGCGCCTCTCACGGGCGAACCAGTTCCGCGCCGCCTGGGCGCGCGGTCCCGTCGGCGTCGCCATGCTCTACTCCGAGCCGGCGTTCGCGTTCGAGCCGTCTCCCTGGTCGCCGGTTGCCGGAGCTTTCGCCGCCGGTGTCCGGGTCGGTCGAGACATTCCGCGCGCTCGCTGGACCTGGAAGGCCTGGTCGATCGGGCTCCTCCCGGCCGCCTTCAAGATCTCGGCGATCCTTGCAGGGCTCGAGGCCCGGTTCGCGCGGATCTTCTTCTGGCTGGCAACATAGCCGCGGACCGCGACGACGAGCTTGTCGCTCCCGGTCGTGTGCGGGTACAGCTTCGCCATGAGCTCACGGGCTCGGCCCTTGCAGTTCTCGACGGCCGCCAGGGCCTCTTCGAGTTCCTTCTGGACGTCTTCGAGCGCGTCGTAGATGTCGCCCTTGCGCTTCGCCTCGGCTTCGTCGACGGGGACGTCCTTGACCGCGGAGTCGGCGATGACCTTCTTCCGCCTGGATCCGTCCGCGGCCTTCTTGTCCGCCTGGGCGGTCGAGGTCGCGGCCTTCGCCTTCACGGGCTGGGCGATCGTCTTCTCGGGTTCGGCGTCTCCGCCTGGAGGATCCGGGTCGGCCGCGGAGAAGTCGGTGACGCCTGGAGTGTCCGCTGGCGCTGCCGGATCCGCTGGGTCTGGATCCGTCACTGGGGCGGCCTCGAGGGTCTCGGTCTCGGGTTCCGTGGCCGCGAGCTCCTTCGCGAGCTCCTCGGTCGTCGGGTTGTCTTCGCTCATGTCGTCGGGTCTCCTGGGTGAATTGGGAGCCGGCTCTCACGGCCGGCCTCCGACACGGTTGTTGCTGGGTGAACTAGAACTCGGTCGTCACAAGGCGCGCGGCCTTGATCTGTTTCCGCTCGGGGAAGGTGCGGGCCCAGTTGTTGACGCCGTCGGCGATCTCGACATTCGTCGGGCCGCCGTCCGGGTTCGCAACGGATCCCGCGAGGAAGTTGTGACCGACCGGGTGCATCGACCATTCGATCCTCGAGAAGAGCTCCTCGCCTCCGCCGCCGTTGCCTTGTCCTGGCTCACGTTCGACTTCGGCTGGGACCTTCGGGTTGCCGACGCCCCAGCGTGAGGCCATGTTGCCGAAGATCCAGGTGTCGAAGACGCCCGCGGCGTTCGGCATGGTGTCATCGACCACGACGCGACGGCCGAGGAAGGTCGGGATCGCCGCGGCGTCCGCGTTCACGGAGTCCGGGACGAAGTCGATGAGGTTGTTCTTCTGGGCCTTCGAGAAAACGATCGAGTGCATGAAGACGGCGACAAAGTCGCTCTGGGAGTCGCCGGCGGTCGTGATGGCGTCGATGAACGCCTCCGCGGAGAAGTCGGTGACGCCTGGCGTGAACGCGCCCGAGATGTCGACCGTGAGGTCGTCCTGGGCGGCGTTGTTCGTGATGCCGGCGCGCGGGTCGTCGTTCGGTGTTGCCTGGGCGTTGTCGGCGAAGATGCCGGTCCAGGTAGCGACGAAGACGGCCTGGAGGCGGCGGCGCCAGTAGGCGGCGACGTTCGAGGCGATTGAGTTCGCCGGATCATCTCCGGCCAGGGCCGCGGACAAGTCCATAGTCTTCCAGGACTGGTTCCGCGAGAGTCGTCTCGCGATCTCCTGGTTCGACTGGATCTTCGCCGGTGTGGCGACGGTCGCGGGGTTATCGCTCGAGACTCGATCGTCGAGGACGTTCGAGTCGTCGTCGTTGTCTCGCCACGAGGGCGCGTTGAATGATGTCCCGCCGCCCGCAAGGAATCCGTCGAGAGCTGGATCACGAACGACGACGCCGGAGTCGACGAGGGCGGTCTTTTGCTCTGTGAGGGTGCGGACGTAAGGGGCGAAGATCTCGGGGACTACGACGTCCGCGACTCTAACTTCTGCCATGAGGGTCTCCTAATCGTTTCAGTGAGCCGAGCCCTCACGGCCTGGCGATATGTTACCGGCGCCAGTCTAACGGACTGGAGCGACCGCGCCAAGTTCTACGCCGGCGACCTTCATGAGCCGCTCGGCTTCGGGCTTGTTGGCGACGTAGATCTTGCCCTGGTCGGTCATGTTCCAGCCGGCCTTCGAGAAGGGGTTCCCCTTCCCGAGGTCGCCGCCGGCGCCAGGGCCTCCCGCCCCGTCGCCATCCGCTCCGGCTCCGACCGACTTCGGCCAGAACATCCGGAACTCCTTCTGGCGCGCAACCGCGGCCAGGTAGTCCTCGGGCTTCTGGTTCGGACTCACTCCGGGACCGGCTTCGAGTTTCGTCACGACGCTCCCGTCTTGAGCGACCTCGAAGTTCTTCTCGATGAGGTTGACGAGGTTCGTGACTCCCTCCGGCGTCGCGCCGGCGGCGTTCGCGGCCTGGGTGAGTTGGTTTTTTATTGTTGTATCTTTCGACTTTCCCAGGGCGTCGTCGCGTTCCTTCGTCGCCTTGTCGAGCTCCTTCGTGACCGAGGCCAGGTTCCGCTCGAGGTCGTGGAGGCGGGCGGATACATCGCCGCCGCCGTCGTCCCCGTTGCCGGCTCCGTTGCCGTCGCCAGGCTTCGCGCCCGGCTTGATGAACTTCTTCATCGAGCCCTCGATGATCTCGAGGACATCGTCACGCGATAGGCCGGCCCCTTGCTTCCTCGCGAAGTCGGCGCCGGCGTCGGTGAGTCGTTTCTTCAAGGCCTCGGCGTAGTCGTCGAAGTCCTTCTGGGTCTTCATGCCCGTCACGTCCAGCCGGAACACGCCGTCGGTCTCGACGTAGTGGGCGGCCAGGCCTTCGGGGATCTTCGCCTTGTCTTGAATTACGGCTTCGAGTGTCATCTCGGTCTTCCTCTCACAGGATCGCGCCGACTATAGCGCGAGACTTATGTCAAAGCCAGAAGAGGATCATCGGACCGGACGGGGAGCGTCCAGGAGCGGCGGGGCGGGGACCTGGGCCCGCTGGAAGCGGGCGGGGTCCTGGTCGTAGAGCTGGCGGAGCGTGAAGCGGTCGCCGGAGTTGTCGACGAAGCCCTTGAGATCTATCTCGCCGGCGCGGAAGAGCTTGCCGCGAGCTGGGCCGAGGACGTCATCCTGGAAGCGCGCCGAGGAGTCGCGGAGGAAGTCCGAGTAGGTCGTCGTCCCAGGGACGGGCCCGACGAGCTTCTCGACCGCGCGCCGCCGAGCTGGTCCTCGAAGCCCGCGAAGTTCGCGCTCGGTTGCGCGGTTCGCCGGCCGGCGTCCGAGCTTGCGGCCGTCGATGACCGGGACGCGGATCGACCGACAATTCATGTGGATCGGCGGGATCGGTCCGGTCCCCGTCGGGAAGAGCTCGCCGTCGAGAGACTGACAGATCGGCGTCGTCCTGGAGTCCAGGGTCGCGACGTATTGTTCGCGCCGGATGAACCGCTTGTTCTTCTTGTAGAGCAAGGACCGGACGCCGTTCGAGATCGCCGAGGTCGCGGTCTGGGCGAGGGTCTGGGCTCCGCGCCTGGTGATCTCGCGGACGCCGTCGGCGCCGCCGAGGGCCCGCGTCCCGAAGATCCGCGTCCCGATCTGGGTCGGCGTCTCGTTGAAGAGGATCCCCTGGCGGATCTCGTCCATCATGCGGCGGCGGTCGCCGAACGAGTAGGTCGCGAGCCAGTCGCGGAGGATCCGGTTGTTGAACGGGCGGGCGAAGACGATCCCGCGGAGCTCCGCCGGCGAAGGAATCGCGAGCGAGGCGACGACGGGGAGCGCGGTGTTGATGATGCCGGCGACGAACTGGGTCTCGGCGATCGAGAGGCCGACGAGCTCCTTGCGGATGAGGGCGTTGATGTCCTTGAAGGTCGGCCGGTTGATCTCGGCGATGAGCTGGCTCGTCTTGATGAGCCGCTTCGTCGTGTCCGGCCCAGGGTCGAAGCCGAGGGCCGCGATCCGCTCGAGCCGCGCCTTGAGCCTGGCGCGAAGCTCTGGCTCGGCCCGGTTGAGGAGCGCGTTGATCCGCCCGGCGAGCCCTCTCGAGAAGCGGAGGAGCTGGATCTGGTGCGCGATGAGCTGGTCGCGGATGTCCGTGTTCGTCGTGTGCGCCACGAACTACTCCTCGTCGTCGCCCTGGTCTCCTCCGCCTGGCGGTGTCGGGCCGCCTCCCGGCCCTCCGCTGGCGGCGTCGATCGCCGCCTGGCGAGCTGCGACCATTGCCGGGTTGTTGATGTCGCCGCCGGCGCCTGGAGCTCCTGGTTCGCCGAGGAAGGCGTCGCCGCCCGAGTCGAAGATGTCCATGTCCGACTCCTCCTCGATCTGTTCGATCTCTTCCTCGAAGGTGAGCTCGGTGAAGTCCTTCTGGCGGAGCCAGTTGTGGACCGACTTCCAGGAGAGCGGGACCTTCGACTTCTTCGCCGTGGCGAAGGCGATGAGATCGGCGGGATCCTGGTCCTCGGTGATGAAGTCCAGGTTCGGCTCGACCTTGACCTCCTGGGGATCCGCGCCGACCCAGACCGCCGCCTGGCGGAGGGCCGACTCGAGGCCGGTCGCCGAGGTCATGGCGATCGTCTGGAGCGTGGCCGTCCGGCCCGCGACTCGGATCCGGAGGGTCTCGGCCGCTTCCGCGCCAGCGCCACTCGAGAGGAGCTTGATCCCCTCCTCGCCGGCGCGCCTGTAGTCGTCCTCGAGGCTGGCGCGTTGCTCGCTCAAGGCCTTCGAGTCGGGCCCGATGAACTTCGCGTCGCCGCCAGGGTCCGGGATGTTCAAGTAGGCGCCCGAGCCGATGATCGGGCTCTCGTTGTCGTCGGGGTTCTCCGAGGATCCGCTCGAGATGTCGTAGCCGGTGATGACGAGCGTGTCCTGGCCGGACATGAAGAGCGCGCTCCGATGATCGGCTTCGCCGCGGTAGATGGCGAGGCCCAGGTTCGCGAGGTTGATGAGCGGGACCTCGCCTGGCTGGGTCGCGAGGTCGGTCGTGTTGATGAAGGTGAAGAGGATCTCGTCGACGGTCTTCCCGCGGATCGCCGGCGTGATCGCCGTCTGGAGGTTGCCGTCGCGCTCGACCTGGCTCGTGAAGACGTTCGCGCCGGCCTCGCCCAGGTTGAGGACGCGGTAGCGCGGGACGAGGTTCCAGGTGAAGCGGTTCCCGGTGTCGCGCTCGAAGCGGGTCTCGTCGAGGACGACCATGAGGAGCCGGCGGACGGCCTGGCTCCGCTTGTCGTCGTCTTGTTGCTTGAGGTCGTTCGTGACCGTGAGGTCGTCCCAGTTGAGGATCTGGGGCGCCGGGTAGCGGACGATGAGCGGGAGGTCCCGGTTCGGATCGACGTCCAGGAGGAGGCCGAGGCGACCGTAGAGGAGCTGATTGATGTGGATCTGGACGAGGAGATCGTTGAGCGACTCGCCCTTCGGCGTGGCGAGCTCCCTCATGTCCTCGAGGGCCTCGGGGAGTTCGATGTTCGCCGGCTCCCGGTCGAGGATCCCGGTGAGCGCGCGGACGGTCTCCTTCACGAGATCCGGGAAGAAGGCGCGGATCAAGTAGGCGGTATAAAGCGCGAGCCCCTCGCCGTCGAGCTTCTTCGTCGTCGACGAGAGCGCCCTCATCCCCGAGGTCGCGGGGAGGTATTCGGTCGTTTTGCTTTTGATGTGGCGCTGGCCTTCGTTCGCGTCGAACATGAGGACCCAGTCGGAGCGCCTGGCGTTGTAGTCCGGATGCGGGTCGGAGATGTTCGAGCCGCCCTGGGACGACTGGGGCGGGACCGTGATCCCTGGCTGGAAGGGTGCGGTCGCGTTCGGAAGGATCAAGCTCGAGCTCTGGTCGGACATCATGCGGCTCCTCTAATCGCGCCCGATCTCGGGCGCCGTGGTTGGCGAACGGCTCGGTGATACGCTCGGGAGAAGGCGTCGACCTGGTCCTTGAACGTGGACCCAGGGAAGGCCGCGGCCTCATCCAAGAACACGCCGTTCCAGGCGCCGCGAACGAGGTACACGTTCCCGGCTTCGACTTGAGCCGCGGGAGCTTCGGCCCGGACCTCCTTCGACCCAGACTCGGGCGAGTAGAAGATCCGACGATCGGGGAAGTCCGCGGCGATGTCTTCCGCCTGGGCCTTGCCCGCCTGGCCGGGATCCTGCGGGAAGTCGATGATGACGACCTTCCCGTCGTTGCGCGCCGCGGTTCTCATTGTTGTCCGGACTTTATGCGGCGAGCCTCGGAGACGAATCACGTCCTCGACGTAGATCTTGCGCCCGACGTAACGGAGACGCAAGCCGACGGTCCAGGCGGCCTTCTTCGCGTCGACCTGGGTCGCGTCGGTCGCTGCCAGGTCCCAGCCGCGGACGATCGTCCCGCCTTTCGGAACTTCCGCGGCGTCGATGATCTTGAAGTCGTCGCGCTTCATCATGCCGCCCTCGCGAGGATGCGGGCGTTGCTGGAGCTGGCCGGCGACGCCGTACTCGGTGAGGCCGGTCTCGAGCTCGCCGATCCGCTTCTCGTTGAAGAGCTCCGGGAAGAGGAGCTCGCCAGGTTGCCGGCGCCAGTCGAACGGGCAGGGCGTCGGATGATCGGGCTCGTACCTGGCCGGAAGACAGAGATGAGTCCAGAGCTCGCCCTCCTCGTCCAGGAAGACGCCGGTGAGATCGAGCGGGTGTAGCCGTTGCATGATGATGACGATCGCGCCGGTCTTCGAGCGGACTCGAGTCGGGAGCGCGAGGCGGATCTTGCGGACGGTCTCGTCGCGGACCGTGTCGCTCTCGGCTTGCTCGACGTTGTGCGGATCGTCGAGGACGACGATGTCGCCGCCCTCTCCCATGATGCCGGCGACCGCGCTCGAGAACCTGTAGCCGCCCTGGTTGTTCGCGAAGCGGCTCTTCGTGTCCTGGCCGGCCTTGAGGAGCGCCCACTTCTTCGGCCGACCCAGGAGGAGCTCCTGGTAGAACTCTGTGCGGATGAGATCCCGAGAGCGGTCGGCGTCACGGAGCGCCAGGTCGCCGCGGTAGGCCGTGAAGGCGAAGCGGATCTCGGGCTTCATGAGCCAGGCCCAGGCCGGCCAGAAGACCGACACGGTGAGGCTCTTCATGTGTCCGGGCGGGACGTTGATGATGAGGCGGCGGATCCGGCCCTTGAGGACTTGCTCGAGGACCCAGCAAAGCGTCCGCGTATAGCGTCCGAAGACGCCCTCGATCGGGTCGACCCAGCGCCAGGCGTCCTGGATGAAGTCGTGGAGGCCCAGGCCCCGACGAGCTCGTTCGGCTCTAATCCTTGCGAGGGCCGACGTCATCGGCTCCCGCCTTCACGAGTAGCCGTTCGAGTGTCTCGAGTTCGTGGTCTTCGAGCTGGGTGAGGTCCGCGGTCTCCGGGAGGAGCACGTCCGCCGGCACGTCATCGCCGCGGCCGGGCTTGAACTCCTGGAAGTAGCCGGCGATGAGGATCGCCAGGAGACGGTCCGAGGGCGGCTGGACGTGGAGGATCTTCTTCGAGTCGGTGTACTCGGCCCAGGTCACGGCGCGCTTCCAGCCCTCGCCGACCAGGAGCTCGCGGCCCTCGGTCATGGCCTCCCTCATGGACTCCTTGAAGGTCGCGTTCTTCGCGGCGAAGGCGTAGATCGTGGAGCGACTCCAGCCGATGAGACGGGCGGAGAGCGAGACGTTGCCGTTGTGACGAAGCGCCTCGAGGAACTGGACCAGGTGAAGCGGAACGACCGAACGGTTCCCAGGCGACGCGCGGGCGCGTGGATCATGTCCTCCGGGCGTCTCTTCTTGTTGGGCTTGCTCGGCCATCACGGCCTCCGGGGTCGTCTCACACGACGGGGATCCGATCGTACACTTCCCAGGATCCGCGGACCAGTTCGGCAAGATCGACCGGGAGCTCGTAGAACGGGAGGAAGTCGTCGGAGATGATGATCGCCGGCCAGGCCGACCAGAGCTTCGTCGAGGCGGTGTTCCAGACGTGCGAGTCGTCCCGGCTCCGGAAGACGGCGTCGATCAAGGCCTTCTCGAGGTTGTCCTTGTCGGGCTTCGCCAGGTGCGGGAGGCCGATGTGTTCGCGCTTCTTCTTCTCCGACCAGGAGCGCGGGACCTGGATGAGGAACACGACATGGAAGAAGTCCGTCGGGAGCTCCTTGAGCTGGAGCCCGACCTCGTCACGGAAGGCGCGATAGGTGAGGACGGCCTTCGAGGGCTTCCACTTGTCGCGCGCGCTTTGCCTGGGCGCCGGCGTCGGCGCGATCGAGAAGACCTGGATCCGGCTCATCGGTTGCGTCGGCGCGAGGCCTTCGCGATCGCGTTCTTCTTGCGCTGGCGCTTCTTCCGATTCTTGAACCAGGTCGCGTCGTCGACGTGGCGCGTGGATCCGCTTGTCTGGTTCCGGGCCTTATTCTTGACCGGCCCCGCCATCTAAGGGTCGAACCCGCCGCCGAAGATCATCCCCAACAAAGGAGCGGCGGCGAGAACGACAAGCGCCAGAAGTAGGAGCGCGATGAGCCAGATGAAGCCCTTCCTCATCGGGCTCGGATCCAGGCGATCCCGGCCTTCGCCTTGTTGACGATGAAGACGCCGATCCGCGCGCTCGGCGGATACAGTTGAACCAGGACGAGACCGACGAGGATCCCGATGATGAGTGTCGTGAGGTCGAGGCCGAACATGAGCGTCTCCTTGTGCGAGTGGTAGAGCTGGGTCGCCGCCGCGAAGAGTACCATCCCGAGCGCCAGGATCCAGACCCAGGCCAGGAGCGGGAGCATCTCCGCGCGGTGTTTCTCTTTTCGTCGATAGTAGCCCGTCGGGTCGTAGTCGTCCGGGCCGCCGTCTGGTCTCACTAGCCGACGGCCTCCGCCTCCGCGTCCGCCTGGGGCCCTTGTTCGCCGAGGACCTTCGAGAGCCCGATCTGGGCGTCGATCTCGGTGTCGAAGCCGCCGTCGTCGACGGGCTCGCCGGAGTTGTACTTCGCGAGGTTGCGCGTCTCGGTGTAGGCGATCCGGAAGAGCTTGCCCATGCGTTGAACTTTCAAGGCCGGGATCGGCGGCCGGACTGTGACCGGCGGAGCTCCTCGAGCGTCGACGAGCTCGCCGCGTCGTTCCTGGTCGCGCTCCTTGCGGCGTTCCTTCTGGGCGTCTGTTCTAGGCTTTGCCATGTCTTCCTCCGATGATCGCGATGACGATGATGATCGCGACGCCGAGCGCCATGATCGAGCCGATGATCGCCGGCCAGGCGTAGAGCAACACGCCCCAGAAGACGAAACACGCGGCGAGGATCCAGGCCAGGGGCCCGAGTGTTCGGACTTCGTCGGTGTAGATCATGACGGGCCTCCCGTCGGCGTCTGTTTTGCTAGGGCGGGAGCGTAACATCCGGAGGGACGGCGCGCTACTCGGCCGGATCCGGCTCGGCGTTGATGTCGGCGTTGTGGTCTTCGATGCACGAGACGAGCTTGTTGCGGATCGCTCGCGCCTGGGTCATCCAGGACCTCATCGCCTGGAGGTTCTCGGCGAGCGCGGCGTAGAGCTCGGAGTCGAACCAGTAGCCCCAGACCTCGGCCGAGTTCATGACCAGGGTCGGCGGCGTGTCCTTGAGATCCAGGGCGTCGGGCCGGGCCGTGGTGTCACAGACGACGATCGTCGGGCGTTCGTGGATCGTGACGTCGGGCGGCTTCGAGCCAAAAAGAGAACAACCAGGCAGAACGCCCAGGAGGACCAGAGCGGCGCCCGCTTTAATGTTCACGGCTTTCGGCTTCGATGTCCGACCAGACCTTCGTCGTCGCCCGTCGCGCTTGTCTCTCGATCAAGCCGGGCTTCGCCTGGGTGAGGCGCTGGAGACGATCACGGTCTTCGAGGACTTCCGTCGTCGTTGCTTCTAGGTCGCGGGCTTCCTGGAGCTCCGTCTGGAGTTCCGCCTGGCGTTCTCGTTCGGTGTCGATGTCTCGCTCGAGACGGTCGCGTTGCTTTTCGGCGAGGTCGGCGCGGGTCCGTTCGGCGCCGGCGGCGACTTCGGCCGCGACTCTCATGTCGATCTGGCCCTTGACTAGGAAGGCGCCGGCGCCGATCATGCCGCCACCTAAAACCAGGACCACGAGCAAGGCTTGAATGTTCACTTATCCGCCATTGTGTCCGCCAGGATCCCGAGCGCCCGTTCGGAAGTAGTTGTTCGTCAAGGCGGACAACACTCCCGCCATCACTCCCAGGATCCCGACCGGGAACCCCGCGATCGCCAGCGCGACCGCCTGGTTCTCAATCGTTGCGAAGTCGTAGGTGACGAACCAGTCGGCGAGGAAATAGGTGAACTTGAAGAAGAAGAGGTAGTAGGCCATGACTAAAAAGCGCGGGATTATTCTCAAGGCGTCGAGCCGGATCGCGAAGCGGATCCAGGCGTCGGGCTCGATGTCGGTCACGGACGTCTTCCAGGTCGTCGGCGTTCGCGCGGCCCGTCTTCCGTGTCTCGGAGATCTCGAGATCGTGGACGGCGACGGTCTGCTTCGTTCATTCGCTCGGGCCGGCGACCAGGCGTTCGAGGAGCGCGGCGCGCTGGAGCTCTAAGTCCGAGAGCGCCCGCTGGCGATCTCGAAGGCCGCGTTCGTCGCGCTCACTCCAGGCCGCGGCCTCCCTCCGCTTCTCCGCCTCGAGGTCGATGAGCGTGTCGTCGAGGTCGGAGATCTGGAGACCCAGGACGACCAGGGCGAGCCCGTCGATCGAGTTCGAGGTCGCGCGGACGACCTTCGTGTTCTCCTGGACGGTCCTCGTGATCGTCTCGACCTGGAGGACGACCGTCTCCTGGACGGCCAGGAGATCCGCGTCGGTCGCATACTTCGCGTCGATTTGTTGATCCGCGAGCGCGATGAAAGCGGCGCCGAAGATCGTCATGAACACGGCGACCAGGCCGAGGAGCTGGGCCATCTGTGAGACCGTTGAGGCTTCCGAGAACTTCGCCATCTAATCCTCCGCCGGCGGGCGCTTCGCCGCGTTCGTTCGCTGGATGTGACCGACGTCGGCGAGGGTCTGGTCTTCGGTCGAGCCGTCACGGTCGAAGTCGCCGCCCCAGGTGATCGCGATCCCGAGCTTCGAGGCCGCCGCCTGGATGATGCCGGCGACGTAGGAGAAGAGCTTCACGTCGGTCCAGGGGATCCCCTTCTTGCCGTTGCGGAGCGTGATGTAGGGCGCCCAGTCGCAAGCGTCCGACATCGGCGTCCCGTCCTCGAGGGTTGCGTTGTGATACGAGGCCGGCCAGCGCGCGTTCGTGAAGCGCGGGTCGATCGCGTTCTGGGTCTCCTTGTCGCGGAAGCCGTGGACGATCGTGATGTCGATCGACGCCGGCGTCATCTTGAGCGCCTCGCCCATGACCAGGAGGATCTCGTCGTGGCACGTTGCGAGCTTGGCGTTGCTGGCGGATCCGAACGAGTGGTTCGCGGCCATGAAGGGCTCCTGGGATGAAGCCCCTCACGGGCGACGGATGTCTGGAGCCTACGCCTACTTCGCGAGACACTCCAGCCAGGCTTCCTCGGATCGCTCGAGCTTCTCGGCGCATTGCCGGACGAGGGTCGTGTTGCGCTCGGTGAGCTCGGTCTCGATTCGGTTGCGCTCCATGAGGAGGAACTCGGCGCGCTCGCGCAAGGCCGAGAGCTCGTTCCGGTGTTTGAGCGTCATGTAGTTCACGCAATGAAGTTGTCGGTCCTTCTTCGCGACCTCGAACGAGATCGCGTTCCGGAAGGCCTTCGCGCCGCACTTGAGGCGCGCGGAGACCTCGACGTCCGGCTCGGCCTCGGCGATCGACGTGAGGAAACAATTCAGATCGAGGCCGTGACCGCCGAACCAGATCCCGCCGCCGGATCCCGCGGCTCCGCCTTGCTTGCCCTTGAAGCATCCCGAGACCTGGGGGAAGGTCGTCGCCAGGGCGAAGAAGTTCGACTCGTTGCTGGTCGCGATCGTCGAGTTGTTGGATCCGTCGGATGAGCTGGAGCTTGCCGCCTGGCCTCCCTGGGCGTCCGCCTGGGCGTTGCCGCCCGTGGCCTGGGCGTCGGCTTCGGCGCCGGCGTGAGCTCGGGCGTCGGCGTCGGCGTCGGCTTGTGAGTCGGCCCTGGCCGGCGGCCTATTGTCTGGCGGGCGGTTGTCTGGCGGATCGCTGGCCCAGGCCGGCGCGGAGAGCATGAGGGAGGCCGTGAGAAGCCCCAGGAGGGACGAACGTGACCTCGCCCATGCTAGGGCGTCGACGAAGGTGAGCCATTTATTGAGCGTTTTCATGAGGTTCCCCTGTTATGTAAAATAAAAACGACGCCCGGATCCCTTGAACTTGTCCGGGCGTCGCCCACTTTAGCGGGTCAGGAGGACGCCGTCGCCGCTAGTGTTTCGGATCGTTGTCATCGAGGAGGGCGTCGAGCCTCGCCTTGTCGATCGAGATCTCCTTCTCGCCCTCGTCGGTGACGGTGATGTTGATGACGTCGACGTCCTGGAGGAACTCGACGATCTTCGACGAGAGCCTGGACGTGATCGCCGCCTGGGTGCGCGTGGCGAGCCGGCGCTCCTGGAGGATCTTCCGCCAGGACATCCAGGTCCCGACCATCCAGCCGACCAGGAAGGCCGCCACGGTCCAGCCGTTCACGAGAGCGCCCGCTTCGCGTGACGGTCCCAGAGCACGATCGCGCCCGCCTGGGCCGGGAAGAGATCGCCCGCCGTGATGTAGACGAACGCGGCCGGCGCGCCGCCGTCGAGATCGGACTGGGAGAGCCGCGTCATCGTGCCGCCGAAGATGTAGATCGCCTCCTCCGGATGCTCGAACTCGAGGAGCGCCGTGTCGCCCTGGACGAAGTCGCCGTCGCGGGCGGCGAGGACGACGAGATCCGCGGCGTGATAGTTCTGGAGGTCCGCCAGTCGCTCGAGCTTGATCGAGCCCTCGAGCGGACGCCCCAGTCCGGGGAGCTCGTAGATCTCCGTGATCCCGAACGCATGGAAGACGATGCTCCAGGAGTTCCGATCGGCCGAGTTGTCGATCTTGAGGACGACGCCGGCGCTCACTCGCGTCCCGCTCTGGTCTCGTGATTGTCCCAGACGCCGGCGAGGTCCGCCTGGGAGAAGTCCGGCTCCTTCTTCGTGAAGGTCCGGCCGAGGACGTTGAACTCGATCTGGATCCAGAGCCCGAGGACGTCGCGGGTGTAGATCCGGAGCTGGAAGAGATGCACGTCGGCGGCGATCTTGCTCTCGACCGTGAGGATGACGTTGTTGAGATCCTCCGCGACCATCGGGACCGAGGCCTGGTCGGGCCCTGGATGAGTGTCGACGATCATGATGATCCCAGGCTCGCCGGCGAGCGGCGGTTGCCAGAACCAGTCGAACGAGGCGGCGCTCGAGGGCTGGACGGTCATCGGTTCGTCATCATGTCGCGGCTCTCTGGCGCGTCGCCCGGCCCTGGGAGGATGATGAAGGTCCAGGTGTGAGCGAGAACGTCGTGAGGCTCGACCAGGATCCGGTCCCAGGTCCCGGTCGAGTCGCGGTACACGAGCGAATACTCCGGG